CACGAGGAAGTAATTCATGCCGACGATCAACCAGCTCCCGTCAATCGACGAAGTGTCAGGCGGCAACCAGATCCCGACGTACTACGCCGGCGGCGGTGATGCGCGGAAGATGTCGGTCAATCTGCTGCAGGAGTACATGCAGGAAAATCTGAACTTCCCCGACAACGCCTCAGAGGTCACATACAACCCCGCAGGCACCGGCGCGGTGGCGAGGACGGTTGAGGCGAAGCTACGCGACGTGGTGAGCGTCAAGGACTTTGGTGCTGTAGGAGATGGGGTTACGGACTGCACAACGGCATTAATTAATGCTTTAGCCGCAGTGCCAGCGGGCGGCCTTGTGACTGGAACACCTGGCGAGGTGTATAGCATCTCAACCCGCGTTGATGTAAACAACCGCGCACTTTCTAGCCTTAAAATCAAACTTGCAAACAACAATGCGTTCCTTGTTTTGATCGGATCAGCATCTTTGCAAGACGTAATAATTGACGCGATTTCTTGTGCTCGCCAGTGGGGGCGTCCTTTATTTGGGTATGTCAACTTGCACAACGCAAACGACGTTGTAATAGATGGGCTAGTTATCAAGCAGGGAGACACCAACAGCGCTGGAGTTTTTTGTTCGACAAAGGCGAGCAACACAACAATCAGAAACTGTAATTTTAACGAAGTCGGCTTTAGCGTTTACTTCCTCGACGTAAGTTATGTTGCTGGTGTTGATGTAAGGCTTGTTGATGGAGTTAGCTATACTGGCACAATTGGTTCTGGCTTGTTTATCAGTCACTGCAAAATCGGAAATGTTGCAAACACTCAACGCGGCGACGGCATCAACGTTGATGTTGCAGCAAATAGATTCGACACTATAGATGTCAGCCATTGCATAGGCAGAGGCAAAGTTCCGTCCGGGGCATTGACCGGCGTGGGAATGGGGTTTGCAAATGTTGATCGGCTAACCGCCAGCTTTAATCATTTCATTGGCTACACAACAAGCGTTGGCGCGCTCCATGTTGAAAAATCAACAGAGGTTCTTTTTTCGTCAAATCAGTTTTACAACTGCTACGTTGGCATGGGATGCGGAATTGAGGGCGAAAACACGACTATTGCAGCCAACATGTTGTCAGGCTGCGACCAGCCAATAGTCTTGCTTGGCTCTGTTGCCTCTCCATACAGAAACCCAAAAATTATTGACAACCAGATCATAAATTCAACGCGATACCCCGTTCAGCTCATCGATGTTGAAAACGCTGTTTTTTCTGGAAACAGTATTAGAAACATCACGCTGGCTGGCGCTCGGCAAATGATCTACTTGGTACAAGACAAGCAAGCCAGCTTGTCTAACGTCAGAATTCACAACAACACATTCATTCGTGATAACGGTGTTAGCTTTACAGTCTTGGCAGAAGTTGGGAACGTCTCAAACGTCTTTACAAAAGACAATATGTTTTCTGGCTTAACCGCCGGTGATATTGCAACTTTTTACAGCACGGTCAGACAAATCGGGATTTGCGAGGAGTACGTGCAGTCTGCTTCAACGCCAGCCCCGACCGGAATGGTTTTGCGAACTAACAGTAACCCAACTGGGTATATTTCTGGAGAATCAGGCTCTCTCGTTAGAGATGTCGCGGCCGGTGTTGATTACTACAGCGACGGAACCAACTGGCTTCCTGTTGCTATTAAGAGAGGGAGCGTCACGTACGATCCTCCGAGTTTGGTAGATGGTGATGGGGTAACCACAACGGTTACTGTCACCGGGGCGGCGCTTGGTGATTATGCTGTTGCCTCATTCGGTGCAAACCTGCAGGGAATTACGCTAACCGCCTGGGTCAGCGCCACCAATACTGTAAGTGTCAGATTCCAAAACGAAACCGGCGGCACGATTGATCTGGGAAGCAGTACGCTTCGCGCCCAAACAACGACCCGGTGATTTTTAAGGAACACACAACATGCCCACCCTAAAACAACTCCAAAACTAACCAAGAGACCCCGCCCATGTCCGAAATCGACCCCGTAAAATTCGGCCTGCTCATCGGCCAAGTCAAGACGCTCGAAGCGCAGGTTGACGACATGCAGCGCGACATCAAGCAGCTTCTGGCGCTGGCGAATCATTCGAAAGGCTCTCTTTGGGCGGGTATGATGCTCGCAAGCATCTTCGGGGCCGGGGTTACTTGGACCATCAACTTTTTTCGATAGAGGTCTGATATGAGCGTAAACAATCAATTCAGCCAGCGCGTAGGCTCTAACCAAGTCACGACGCCTGGCGCTACCAGCGCGAGCATCACCCTGAACGCGCAGGACAAAGCCGTGCGACTGGTTAATTCTGGCGCCAACATCTGCCACGTTCGCATCGGCGAAGGTTCGCAGACTGCCACGACTGCCGACCTGCCGGTGCGTGCAGGCTCCGAGATCATCGTGCGCAAGCGCGACGGCGACGTTACCCTGGCGCATATCTCGGCGTCCGGCACGACGCTGCACGTGGCGACGGGTGAAGGCGGGCTGTGAAGAAGGATTCTCGCCTCGAGCGGGCTGGTGTTGCTGGCTACAACAAGCCCAAAAAGACACCTAACCACCCGACAAAAAGCCACGTAGTCGTGGCTAAAGTCGGCGATGAGGTCAAGACGATTCGCTTCGGCCAGCAGGGCGTTTCAGGCTCGCCCAAAAAAGAAGGCGAGAGCAAGGCGGCCAAGGCGCGGCGGGAGTCGTTCAAGGCGCGGCATGCGAGCAATATCGCGAAGGGTAAAATGTCGGCGGCTTACTGGGCCGACAAGGTGAAGTGGTAATGGCTCAAATCCCGGTCATTCAAGGAATATACAGCGACAATACGCCAGACCTGCGCACCAGTTATCCGGTCAATCTGGTTCCGGTGCCGCGCCAGTCTGGCATATCGTCTGGATTCCTGCGCCCGGCTGACGGGCTGGTGTCGAATGGCACCGGGCCGGGCGCTGATCGCGGCGGGATCGAGTGGAACGGGGTTCTCTACCGCGTGATGGGGACCAAGCTGGTCAGCATATCGAGCGCCGGGTCCGTGACCGTGCTCGGTGATGTTGGCGGCAGCGGGTATGTCACTTTCGACTATTCCTTCGACCGGCTTGGGGTTGTTTCGTCGGGCAGTCTTTACTACTGGGATGGAAGTACACTGACGCAGGTCACCGATCCAGACCTCGGCCCTGTGCTGGATATGTGCTGGGTCGACGGCTACTTCATGACCACCGACGGCGAGTTTTTGGTGGTCACTGAGCTGACCGACCCGACGGCGGTCAATCCTTTGAAGTACGGATCTTCTGAGATTGACCCCGACCCGGTGGTTGCGCTGTTGAAACTGCGCAACGAGGTCTACGCCCTCAACAGAAACACCATAGAGGTGTTTGATAACATCGGCGGCGAATTCTTCCCGTTTCAGCGCATCGACGGCGCGCAGATCCAGAAAGGCGTCGTCGGGACTTTTGCCTGCTGCGTTTACCTAGAATCAGTTGCGTTCCTCGGCAGCGGTCGCAATGAGGCGCCCGGCATCTACCTCGGCGCTAACAGCCAAGCGGCCAAGATATCGACGCAAGAGATCGACGAGATCCTGCTCGGCTACACCGAGGCGCAGCTTGCAGGCGTCAAGCTCGAAGCGCGCAACGACCGCTCGCACCAGCATCTATATATTCATCTGCCAGACCGGACGATGGTCTACGACGCAGCCGCGAGCCAAGCGGTCGGCTTGCCGGTCTGGTTCTGTCTGACCACCGGCATCGTTGGCTACAGCCAGTACCGCGCGCGCAACTGGGTCTGGGCGTACAATTCTTGGACATGCGGCGACCCGGAATCGTCAACGATTGGATACGCTGTTGATACCGTCGGCACGCACTGGGGCGCGAAAGTGCGCTGGGAGTTCGGCACGCAAATTGTCTACAACGAGGGCCGAGGCGCGATCTTCAATGCGCTGGAGCTGGTGGCGTTAACTGGCCGCGTGGCGGTAAACAAAAACCCGCCGATCTCGACCAGCTATTCGGTCGATGGCATCAATTGGAGCCAAGACAAGACCATCACCGCCGGCGGATTTGGTAATACCTCGAAGCGCCTCGTCTGGTGGCAGCAGGGCCACATGCGCAACTTCCGCATGCAGCGGTTTCGCGGCGACTCTGATGCGCACATCTCAATCGCGCGCCTTGAAGCCGCGCTCGAGCCGCTCAACTACTGATGGCGACTAAAACCCTCAAACTGACGCGGGACCAGCTCGCGTCTTTTCTGAAGAACCAAGAGCAGATCCGCGCATTCGAGGGTCTGTTCGAGACAGCGGACGCGGCTGCGCCGTCCACCATTGAGGAAATCACCAACGCGGCCGATAGCGCGCAGGCGAGCGCAAACTCCGCGCTGGCTCAGGTGCAGATGATCAACGAGCGCGAAGGAACGGTCGTTCGCATGATCGTTGTTAACGGCACTCCGACCCTGATACCGAAGGGCACAGCTGTCGGGTTCTCGGGCGTCAACGGTTCCACCCGCATCAAGGTCGCGCCCTACTTGGCGGACGGTTCTTCCGATACTTTGTACTTCATCGGCCTGGCGACAGAAGATCTGCTGCCGAATGCGGCTGGCTATGTCACGCTGTACGGCCGGGTCATCGGCATTGATACGTCAGGCGCTGCGGTCGGCGAGACGTGGACAAACGGCAATCTGCTCTGGGCGTCGCCGACGTATTCCGGCAAGCTGACCAATTCCAAGCCAACCGCGCCGGATAACGTCATCTCAGTCGCTGCGGTGCTGTTCGCATCAGTAACGTCCGGCCAGGTGATGGTGCGGCCGATTATTGAGATGCAGCAATTCTACGGCGAGTTCACCAAGACGACGACGCAGACGCCTGCG